ATGGACATCGCTTCATTACATTCTGTATAACACCTAAAAATTTTATTATTTTGATACCAATACAACTTCATAGATTCTGCTTCATTGATAGGATTATGACAAATTGTAGGACATACAAGATATTGCTTTTCTTTATTGACCATAATTTGTGTTACTCCAAGGCTTTCAAGAAAATTTTTTACATCTTCTAATGTAATAGAATCTATAATATCCTTTTTTGAAGCAGTAATAAAATCTAAATTAGTGTCTTGATTTCTTAATGTTTGTATCATGTTAGCACTCCAATTAAATCACGCCAATTACATATCATTTCTTCATTGTTTGTAGAATAAGCTGTAGATTGCCAATCTATTATTTCGCCGCTAATTGTTGTCATAAATAAATCTAGTCTACGACCTGTACCTAAATGTATATGTGACCATATTCTTACTCCACGATAACGTCCTCGTCTCATTTTATAAATATCTATAATATGAGTTGGTTTATAATATTCATTTTCTAAATAGTTTACATCTACTTTTCCTTCACGTGCTTTTTGTCTAAATTTGGGTAATAAATCATTCCAAATATCATCATTTACACGGCTCATTACACAACCCATATCGCATTTATCAGCAACCGCTTTTGAACCACGAATACATGATTCATCTTTAAATTCTCCATCGCCTTCCATGCCTTTCGCATTTACTTGTGTAGCAGAAAAAATAAAAACACCATAATCTTTTGCAATTTGTTTTAATTGATTTGCCATCATCATAAGAATGACATCTTCGCGCAAACCATTTTTCGCAAATTGATTCATCATACTTGCAGTTGAGTGGATGTAGTCAAAAAATACATATTTAACTTTATCTACTGTTGTATATTTTTTAATTGTAGTTTCCACATTTATAAGGTTAGGGTCGCTAATTGCTTCAATTAAAAAATATCCTTGATACTTCTGCATAATGGTGCCAGCATACTTAACTCGCTCCTCTTCACCTACATCATATTTACCATTTAAAATATGCGCTTCATCTACGCCAGATAGGTATGCTAACATAATTGTTTGAATTTCTTCTATATCCATTTCTGTTACGATGAATAATACTTTACGAGGTTGACGTGGTTCATCAAAATCTAAATCACGAATAAAGGTTCCTTTTTCATGTGACCATCTTTCCGGATATGCCAAACGACAAGCATCAAATACAGAAGTTCTTGATTTACCCGCATTTGTACTTGCAGATTTTAAAAATAAACACCCTTCACGCGCGCCTCTACAGGCATTTGTAAAAATTTCTCCTTCCAAATGTGGACCAGAATCTGGTCTTTCTTTTAATGACTCAATAAGAGAAAAAATATTATTCGCAGGATCAGTTTTTTCTTTTTTACCATTAATGAAATTATTTTTAATTTCATTAAATTTTCCTTCTACAGAATTAAGAATATCATCTATTGAAGACTGTTCTAGTCGTTTTTTTATCTCATCTTCTTTTAATGGATCTATACTATCCTTGTCTTCAATATAAAAATCACTTATATCATAATGTTGTTTTTGAAGATGATATAATAATGAATATTTTTTTACTCTTGTATAATATAGATCAAAATTTGATGGTTCAGCATATTCATAAGATACGTTTAAAAATTCTATACCACCATTAGAAAAATATTCATTTGCCGCGGCAGTATCTCTATTATTCTCAAATTCTTGATCTATTGAATAAGGCGTTAACGTTTTTGCTCCCGCTTCATACATTTTTTTAATCATAAGAAAGCAGCCTTTTGCCATGGGAGTTTCAATAAAATCACTTACTTCTATATCTGGATATTCCAAAAATAATAAAGTATTATACATTAGGCTACCAATGATTTGACGATAAGCTGGTCTATCAATCAAATTCATTTAACCACTCCTATTCATTAAAAAAATAATCATCTATATTCCATTCTTTTTGTTGTTTTATATTTTCTCTTACCTTTATTTGTGGTAAGTCTTTTGTTTTTGTTGTGCCATCAATAATAGCGTTTACAATACTATTTTCTTTAAACTCTTTAGCACGTTTATATTGTAACATTTCTTCTACTAATGGAGGCTTGACTATGCCAAGTACTTTCTCTAATACAACATATCCTTTTACTTTATATGCGTATTCTAAACAATCAATAATTGTTTTATCAGTGTATCCATATGTTTTGTATAAATCTGCTTTTCTTTTATTTATTGTAGACCAAGATATATCTTTTTTATAAAATTCTTTTATTTTAGTATAAAAATATTCTGATTCTTTTATTGCGCTTAAACAAGCAGGACAATAACGATGTGGATTTTTAGAACGTAATGTCACATATTCAACTAAATCATTTCTTGGAATTTGTTCTCCACATTTATAGCATTTTAATGTCGGTTTCATTAATTTTCCCTCCTACTATTTAGTATATCATAGATTTGAAAAAAAGTCAATAAAAAAAGACCTATACAGGTCTTTTCTTATTCCATAATTTCTTTCATTTCATCTATGAATAATTCAACAAGGTCGCTTTGCGAGGGGACTGCTTGACTAAGCTTAAATGTTTCTGTACCAAACACACGCTTAATAACATCTTTAGCAATATTAAAGTGCTGTTCCTTTGCTTCATCTGTTTCAGCTTCATTGATGTATGCCTGCCAAATTGCCTTAGCCTCTTCCATAATTTCATTAAATGGACGAGCCTTAATCTGCGCGATAACTGTATGGTCAGTTACTTCTGCTCCATCCTTTTCAACAGCTTGGTCAATTGCATCGCCAATTGCATCAACTAATTCTTGATAACCAAATTTAATCTTTGGCGCCAAGTATTGATAGCGACTGCCCGCGAATACTGTCGGTGTAGAGCGTGTGTATAGATAACGTTCAGAAGTACCGTCGTTATTCATCTGAACTTGCAAATATCCAATAATATCTACAATACTATTTACAATTTGATAACACTGATTTGGCAGGTCAGGTGCTACTGCGGTGATTTCATTGCCCTCTTCATCGCGCATTTCGGTCGGTTTTTCCTTACTATGCGCGATAAATAAAATACCAAAGCCGAGAAGTGTAATTTCACGCCAACATTCAGAGAACTCATTTCGTAGCATACCCCAGCCTTGACCCCAAGGAATTTCTCGAATGGAATCAACGCTTTCACGCTGACAGATATACTTTTCACAAAGTTGCCAAGCGATAGAAGCGGTATCTACTACAATACTATCATACATTTCACGCGCCTGCGGTTTGCGTAGCTGTGTAAGAACCTTGCGGAAATCACTCCAACGAAGAATAGGAACACTGCGAATACCAGCTAATGCATTAGTACCTTGCTCAAAATTTAGAAATAGTGAACGAGGTAATTGAGAGCCGAATGTGGATTTGCCAGTCTTAGGCTGTCCATAAATAAGTAAAAACTTTCCTTTTAAGTCGCGGGAAATCTTACTTGGTTCAAGAGAGAAAATATCAATATCGTTTGCCATATGTTATCCCTCCTTAGAAAATGAGAATAAGGTTTTCACCTTATTCCCAATCATAGGACTTAGCAGCCTTGGCTGGTTCCTTAGCTGCCTTGGGAGCATTACCCTTCTTGGCATCAATTTGTAGCTGTTCAATCATTGCCTTACGAACGTTGAAAGCCTTCTTGATGTCGGTCTTATCATAGGCAAACTCTTCCTCATAAGGCTCATCACTACCCTTGGTAATGACTAGCTGACGTACCGTGCGAGTTGTGGTCTCGGGCACATCCTCACCCCAAGAGCTTTCAGTAGCCTTTGGCTTATCTTCAATGGCGGTAACACGAATACGACCACGAACCTCTACGGTGTCATCAATATTCCAGTTACGCTCAATGTAATCAATAGTATCGGGATTCTCAACTACGAACTCAATTACATCTAGCTTGCCTTGATACTGAACAATCGCGCCCTTGATGATTAGCTTACCAGTCTCTTCCCCTTCACGGTCAACCTCTGGCTTCATATCCATAATATAAATATCAATAATGAAAGAAGCCACATCTGCGGTCGAACCAGAATTGATAAAACTGGCATTAATCTGCCAACCATGAATTAGCTGGCCGCTATTACGAGAAACGAAGTTATTCTCGCGTAGGTTTGCGCCAGAAACACGAACTGTATCGGCATTATCAATGCCAACCATCTGTGCGGTCTTCATTTCGGCTAGATTCTCAATCTGGGTATAACCTGGATTTAGCTTATTCTGCTGAGTATACTGCGCAGCGAACATACTAACTGGGATTTCACTAGTCTCTTCGCGCCCACCATAAGTCTGGGTTACACGAATTGTAAGATTCGCACGCTTATACTTGCGGCCATCGCTTAGTGTGCCATCGTTAATTACTGCGTCTAGTAGCTTGCCAACAACATTAATCTTGTTATTTGCCTGTGTCATAATATCCTTGCTCATATTACATTTCTCCTTATCTTTTCTTTACATTTATTATATTATAATTTTTATATGTTGTCAAGATAAAACTAAGGCGATTCCACGAGGGAATCGCCCTCATTTATTCTATTAGGCGTTCTCCTTGGCAGCCTTAGCAGCAGCGCGCTCAGCAGCCTTACGCTCCTTCTCAGCAGCCTTAGCGGCCTGCTTGGCCTCTTCCTCAGCTACTGGATCATAGGCTAGACCAGCCTCAGTTAGAGTCTCATGACGAATTGTCTTAACCTTCGCCTTACGAGTCTCGGTAGCGTCCTCAACAACCTTCTCTTCTAGACGCTCAGTAACATAGCCCTTCTTAACTAGGCCATTAATGGAACCGGTAACGGCGGGAATGGAAATACCTAGGGTCTCTGCGATCTCATTCTTGGTAAACTCCTTACCAAAATTCTTCTTTAGGAAATTTAGAACTAGCTCACTGTTTGGGGTAATCATAATACATCATTCTCCTTTTTAATACATATAAGTTTTAATTGGTAAAGCGGTAAGGACTTTCTTTTCTCCTTTTCCTCTTTATGTAAATATTATAACAGATTTTTCGGTGAAAGTCAAATATTAAATAATTTTTTCTTGCTACATTTTCAAGCTGGTTATTTTCCTTTCCCTTTTCTGTATTTATATTATATTATAAATTTAGAAAAAAGTCAAATTATTCAGAATCTTCTTCATTTGATTCTGTATCTTCCTTAATCTCAAATAAATTTTCTGCGAGTTCTGTAGTTTCAGAAGCATCAGCATTATTAATTTGATCTAACTTAGGAATAATATCAATCTTATATCCCTGTAGTGCCTTTTGCTCACTCTTAATACGAGCATCTAGTTGATTAGCAACAATAATTGCACCAACAAGTAAACGAGCATAATCAGCCTTGTCTAATACTTCATCAGTTCCAAGCTTATCGTGTAAATTGAGGAAATCATTCCGCATTGTTTCTGCGGTTTGATAACCCTTTTCTTCGTTATTTTTCTTATGCTCTTCCATTACTTGTTCTGCTAAATTAGCAGTAGTCTGAGCAATCAAAGTAAATAATTCTACATATCTCTTATCCATATTATTTCTCCATTACATAATTTCAATTCCACTTTCTACTCCGCGTGCATCAATAATGCGAACTCCACTAGTTACACGGTTTTGAATGGGAATAGAATCAACATTTAATAAAACCGCTTTATTATTGGTAGTAATAAATATCTTTTCTTGTGTTTCCGGTACAGCAAATACTGTTGCTAAAGTTTCTGTCTTTAAATCCATTACTTGTGGACCCTTAATTGCACGACTGGTTGTATTGAAATCTTCTATCTTAGTAATTTTACCTTTACCAGTAGTGGTAATAGTTAAAAGACCGCGATAATTTATATCCTTTTTTACTAAGGTCGCCGCACAAATAGTTTCAGTTGCTCCTAACTTAATAGCCTTAACGCCCTTAGTCATTCTTCCAGTAGCAGAAACCTCGCCAATTTCATAGAAGTTATAATTACCAGCGCTACCAGTAATAAAAATCTTATCTTCATCATTCATAGAAAGATATACTCCGACAAGTCTGTCATCAGTATCTAGCTTCATCACGGCAGTACCCTTTTTAGCCCGCACATTATATTCACGAGTTGCTGTCTTTTTAATATAACCCTTCTTACTTATGGTTACTAAATTATGATATGCGTTGAAGGAAGTCGTATCTATTAGTAGCAGGACTTTTTCGTTATCTTGTAGAATAATTAGTTCATAAACAGAATAGTCCTTCCCATAATCTAAATCAGCCAAAGAAAAATTATACATACGGCCAGCATTAGTGAATGCGGCAACAACTCCTAAATTGGTCGTGTATAATGTATTAATTAGATTTGCGTTCTTTGGTGGCTTAATATTTACGCCCTTTCGGCCGCGCTTTCCACCTTGTAAATCTTCTTTTTTAACAAGACGTAGCATGTTATTATCAAATAACATTATACCGATTTCTTCTTCTTGAATTTGCTGTTCCTCGTCATTTTCATTTTCTACAATATTTAAAATCTTTGTACGACGAGCGTCGCCATATTTATCAGCCACTGCCTGTAGTATTTTAATTAATTCATTATTCAAAGCGGTAATATCAGATAATAAGTGGCGATACTCCTCTATTTTTCTTTTAAGTTCTTCTAGTTCATCATTTAATTTGATAGCATCTATTTTTGTTAATGAAGAAAGTTTCATAGCAAGAATTGCCTTTGTTTGCTCTTCATTAAACTTAAAACGAGCAATAAGTTTTTCAGATGCTTCTGCTGGGTTTTGAGAAGAACGAATAATTGCTACGACTTCATCAATAGAAGCTGCCGCAAGAATAAGTCCCTCTACTACATTTTCGCGTGCAAGTGCTTTATCCAAATCAAATTGAATAATGTTACGCTTACATTCACGAATATGGGTGATGTAGGCATCGCACGCTTCACGCCAACCGAACACTTTTGGGAAGCGCCCATTATCCAGTAGAATCATATTAATAGCATACCAATTCTCAAGGCTTGTATCCTTATAAAGCTTAGCTATCATTCGCTTTGGATTTGCGCCTTTTGAAAGATAGATACGAATATCTGCTGCTTTTTTGGTATGGTCTACTACTCGTTCTATTCCATAACTTTCATTTTCATTTGTAAGGGCGGCTAGCTGGTCAATAATAGTGTTTGTAAAGACACCATAAGGCAGTTCAGTAGCCTGAATCATATGCTGATCGGGGAAATATTCAAGTTTTGCTTTGATGCGGATAGATTCACCCTTACCATTTTTTAAGCTTTCGCGCACCGCTTTAGCATTTGTAATTGTTCCGCCGGTTGCGAAGTCAGGAGCACAATAAATTTCATTAAAACTTATATTGGGATTTTGAATAATTTTAATTAGTGCCTCGTTGACTTCGCGCAGATTGAATTGAGGAACTGATGTGGCCATTGCAACTGCAATACCAGAACATCCATTTACAATATTCCAAAATCCAATAGAAGGTAATACAGAAGGAATCATTTCTGTATCATCGTAGTTGGAATACCATTGTTCTCCGATAGCGTTTTTCTTTAAACCAGCAAAGAAATAATCTGCCATTTCACCAGCACGCATTTCAACATAACGCGCGGCCGCATGGCTATCTGGGGAAGATGGGTTGCCATAGTTGCCTTGGACTTCTTCAATAGGATAGCGATATGACCAAGGGCGAGCGGTTCGTATGAAAGTATCATACATTGCTACATCGCCATGGACGTATGACTGAGCCATTGCCGCGGCAACAGACTTTTGTGCTTTCTGAAATTTATCTTTATGTGTTATCTTATTAGAAAATTGAGCGTACAATCCTTGACGTAAGCCAATCTTTAGAAAATCCCTAGCATCCGGTATTGCACGTTCCTGTGCCACCGAAGCGGCGTAAGTCAAGAAAGCTCCTTCAATTTGTTTTTGAAAATCAGTTTCGTAAATCAAATTGTTCACTTCCTTTTCTTATTTATTATATTATAGCATGGTTTTAGAAAAAAGTCAATTAATTAAATATGTATCATCCATAATATTTTCTAATGTAATTTTATCAAAATCCCAATATGGAATTCGTTTTAATGGGATATTGTGAGATTTAGCATATTCATTTTTTATTTTATCATATAATTGACGTTCTTTTAAGGTTGTCGCCGATCGGCTCCATTCTTCATAATGCTGAATACCATCAAATTCTAGAAGAAAACGATTATCTACTAAAAAATCATATTTAAGTGGGTATCCCTTTGGAGAAAGTAAATCATTATAAGTATATTGTTTATTAAATTTAATATTATTATTATTTAATATTTTTGCTATTTTTTCTTCTCCTTTAGATACAATACATCCACAGCTGGTTGTATGAAGTTCTGTTCCATTTTTATATTCCAAATGACTAGTTTTAACTAAAATTGTATTTCCGCAATCACATTGACATAACCATAATACTTCTCCTTTACTTGGAGTTCTTTGTCCAGAATCCTTTATTACAGTTAAATTTCCATATCTTTTTCCAACTAAATCTTTTTTCTTTATAGGGCTATATTGTGCTAATCGTTTTCCTTTATAACATCCACATGATAACGTATGACCTTTTCTTAATTCATAACCTGGTATTACTTTTTCTTTTCCACATTTACATCTACAATTCCAATAACTATCAGTTTTATATTCTAAATTGTGTTCTTGTTTATAAGTAAGATTTTCATCTATTACTTCTATTAAACTCTCTGGAACTCCATGTTCCCACATTTTCCATCCAGTCATATCAATTTTTTTTCGCATATATCCTCAATTATTCAAAATACTAAAATCAACATTCTCAAATAAAAATTCTCTTCTTGGCTCAACATCAATACCCATAAGCATTTTTAAGCTTTCAGCCGCGGCTTCAACATCTTTCATAGAAAGAATTTCAAGACGACGATTTTGTGGATGAAGCATAGACTGCTCCATATCTTCTGGATTGAGCTCTCCCAAGCCCTTTGCTCTTGTGATGTCCCAACTTTCGTGCCCCTTACGCACTTGCGCTAATTCATTATCATCATAAGCAAACAAGCGATTATTTCCTTTCTGAAGCTTGTAGAGTGGTGCACGCAGCCAACAAAGTCTATTTTCAAGAATAAATTCCGGCATAAGTACATAGAACATAGTTGCTACAAGACACATGATATTATAACCATCCACATCCGCATCAACTGCAATAGCAACCTTACCATAATTTAACTTCTTACTATTATAACGGTTTTGAATGCCGCAACCAAGCGCCATAATAATATCAGAAACTTCCTGATTTTCAAGACACTCATCAAGTGGATGTTTTAATAGATTCTTTACTTTACCGCGCACTGCATAAAGGGCTTCTGTATTAACATCGCGTGCAGGAAGCAATCCGCCCAACGCAGAATTACCCTCGCAAACAATTAACATAGAATCTTGTCCATGCTTCTCGCAATCCTTAAATTTGTCAGAAGAAGTAATTTTTTGCTTCTTATGCTCGGTTTCTTTTTTCTCCATATTAAGGACAGCATTACGAGCCTTTTCAGCCGCAGCTTCCGCCTTTTCAATTTTCTTTAACATCTCTACAATAGTGGTAAATTCACTATTATATTTAATGTTCATTTCCTTTAAAGCAGAAGTAAAGGCAGTTGTAGCCAGTGTTCGTAGAGAAGGGTTATTAATCTTGGTTTTTGTTTGGTTAGCAAATGAAGGATTTTCTACTTTACAATTAACTACATAAAATAGATTCTTACGAATATATTCTCCTTCAAAATTCTGACCCGATAGGTTGTTAAAAGTCTTAGTTATAGCTGCACGCGCACCTGTTACTGGTGTGCCAAGTTCGGGGCAACGAAGACCATTCACGAATACATATGGGGTTTCGCGCTTAGTTCCCCATTGAAAAGCAATTTCTACCGTATCTGTTCCATCAGTAGCAGAACCAGTAATAATATGCTTTTGTAGCGGCTTTTGAACCATTTCCTTTACGAAATCTACAATTCCTTCTTTGGCACAATAAGTTTTAGTTTCTTCACCGCAAGAAACTATAAATTCAATGCCTGGATACAGGTATGAAATATCTTTAATATCAGCACAAATGCGCTCATAAGAATATCCAATTTCTCCATTGGAAAATACTTCTGGGTCAGGCTTAAACCGCACATAAGTACCGTTGGCATCTTTTGTAGTTCCTTCTTTATAGGTAACTAGATTACCTTTTTCAAAAAAGGCACAGGCACACTTGCCATCACGATTGCTTTGGACTTCAAATTTTTCAGAAGATAGGCAAGTACAACTCGCGCCCAAGCCATTAAGACCGCTAGAATTTTTATAGGCGTTATGATTAAATTTACCACCAGTATGAGATTGAGTATAGACAGAAACTAATACATTCTCACCATTTTCACGAATGCCAAAAGGAACGCCGCGGCCATAATCGCGCACCATGACGGCGTTTTCTTTTTCATCTACATCAATTTCAATCTTCTTGCCAAAACCAGCAAGAGCCTCGTCGGTACTATTATTTATAATTTCCTTTAAAGCCTGATAAGTTCCTTCTATGTCATCTGACCCCAAATACATATTTATTCTTGTTCTAACTCCAGTGCGGAAATCTAGTGACTGAATACTATCAATATTATAATTATTATCCATTAATAAACCTCCAATGTAATCCGCTTGCTGATTTTTGTTTTCCTCGACAATTCCTACTTATTGTTTCTCCTAATATCCCAGTTTTTCTTTCCGCATCTGATAAACTTTCATAGATAATTCCAGTTTCAATACATTGAACTGGTTTTCTATGTTGAGCAAGTTGATTATTTCTATTATGTTCAGGTGTCCTTTCATATTTTTTAAGAGCTTCACTAATTGCCTTTTTATGTTCTTCTGTTTTCGGAACACCTTTTCTAGTTTTACTCATTTTATCTTTTGTTTCTTGACTATGAAGATGATTTAATCCACCAGAGTTAAGATTAAAGCCATGATTGATAGCGTCATATTTTTCTATAAGTTCTTCTTCTATTTTATTTGCTTCTTCCAATGTTAAATTATCATAAAGAATCCGATGTTCAAAATTTTCCCAACCATATTCTTTTATTGCTTTATAAAATTTAGAACAAGTTTTATAAGCACTTGGTTTCCACCTTGCAGTAATATCATCAGTTTGTCCTATATATATTCTGCCGTCTGTTTTAAGAACGTGAATATACACAACCCATTTTCTTTCGTCCATAATCTCACCATCCCATTATCTTTTCTGCCATCTCTAATCTCTTAGGCTCTTGTTCTTCAAAATATTTTAATAAACTATCAAACTTATCACCAGATAAATTTGAAGAGCCAGAACGCCATTTATAAAGCATAGCAGAACTTATTCCTGTTGCCGCGGCAATACTTTCAATATTTCGTCCGCTTTCATATTTAATTTTTGCCGCGGTACGAAGTAATTCATTCATTTCCGCAAATGTTTTATACATATTACCGCCTCCTTTCATAGAATAAGTAAGGTTATTAGAATGAGATTATAATAATTTCTACTGAAATTATAATTTATTTTAATTATATAGCATAATAACAATTTCCATGATCTTTAAACCAAAAATGTTTAATCATACCAAGTCTTTCCATTTGCTTTAATTCTGATTCTTTAACATTTAAATTAGAAAACATATTAATTTGTTTACAATTATAATGAATTGGTACAGAAGAAAGAAAGCCATGCACTAAATAATCAGTATTTTTTAAAAAATTATAAATTTGTTCAAACCTATTCACATTATCCCTCCTTTTCTTTACATTTTATTATACCATAAATTAAAAGAAAAGTCAAACCTTACCAGTTTGACTTAAATTATAAAATACGGATCACAATCTATTCTTTGTAATTGTGCTTGTTCATGTAGTATTTCTAACGGTTTATTAAATTCATATTTAATATTAGAAATTAAAAAATGTTCTCTATTGACTTGAAAAGTTTTATTACAAGTATATCCGTTGCCTTTTCGTGCGATATAATACCATCTATAATATATCCCTAAATTATTATATTTATCTTCCCATTCTATTTTGTCTCTTTTAATTACACTTTCTAATTCAATATCATGTTGACGAGTAATATTATTTTCTAAATTTAAATAAATAGGTACTTTGTCATCTCGTTTACAACAATTATTATTAATAGGCCAAGCATGAATTAAAAAATGATTTTCATTAAATTTCCAAGTTAAATCATATTTAATTTTTTCATAAGTAGTTTGTCTTTTTAACAAAATCTTTTCAATAGTATTTAAAAAAGTTTTTGTCTGAATTGCTCTTAAAATATGACGTTCATCTTCGTCTGTAATGGTATATCCACGCCATTCAGTTATAAGAATGCTCGTATTTGTTTTTTCTTGCTGAGATTCTTCAGTATGATTGCCGCGAGTAGAATTAAAGCCTTGTTCATAGCTATTATATAAATTGATATAATAAGCTTCACGAGAGTCAAGATCTTCTTCTTTACATTCTTCTAAAATTGTAAAAACAAAATCATTGGGATTTTTAAGGAGAAATTGATGCCAATCTGAATCAATACAAGTTCTATGTTCTTTTTCACGGCGCTCTATATCAATAGATTGTCCAACATACCATTTGCCACTAGAAATTTGAAAAAAACCATAAATACCACATTTAGACATCCTTAATCTTCACCTATTTTCGTCTTTATTGGTTTGATCATACTTACATTCCATACATAAATCTAACCATTGTCCTGATGAAGCATCATAAGTTTTATACCCGTCTGTATTAAATTGCTGCGCCATTATATTAATATTTGCATAAATATTACTTGGCATAATATTTCCATACCAAAGTAATTCTTTTCCACATTTATCGCAAAAGTATTTAATCATTCTTAGATTTTATCTCCGTATTATCACTATTATCTTTTTTACAAATTACAATTTCTCCAAGTAAGTGCTGCATACAAATATCAGTTAAATCCATTACTTTTTCGCCATCTTTAGTATAAAGCCCAGCATCTATAATTTTTGTAATTTTATATTCAAGCATTACTAACTCTTCTTTCAATTTCTGTCATAATTTCTAAGTAATTATGAACTAAAATATCATAAATTTCAGCCGCGCCATTTGTCATTGGATGAGAACATTCATTAAAGAAATCATTTGCGTCACGACGCATATAAAAATATTCGTCAAGGAGCTCTTCTAAAGACATTTCTTCGTAAATCATTTTATTTTCCTTTCTTTTTTATATATTTATTATAATATAAAATAAAGAAAAAGTCAACTAAATAATAGATGCTATAAAATTTAAAATAGGATGTTTTCGCGCAAGAGGTTTAATTCTATTTTCATAAATCCATTCTGCTTTTGGCCAAGGTCCCCAATTATAGCAATAATTAAAGAAAGACCAATATTCTCGTAATTGTTTAATTATGTTAATGTAGTCTGGCATAAATAATATTCTCCGTCATTAAAGCTGGCTTTAAACCGTTCCAATCCATATTTATTCCAACAATCTATAATATGTTTAATTGTATCTAAAGCATCACATAACAGTGGATTATAAAATTCACAAGCGCTTGCGTAAGTCATTAAAGAAGTGGGCTTATCAGTAATTTGAATAACAATAATATATTTATTCAAAGCATAAGCATAACCATTCTCCCAATTAGTTCCTGCGGTACTTTCGCGGCCAGAAGAAATCATAACAAATACTTCACAATCTTGAATTGCTTTAATATCTGCTTCAAAAACTTTTCGCGCCCATATTTCTTGTGGAAATTCCCAAGCATTTTCAATTTTAAGTTCCCATGGACAATATATTTCTTGTCCGTATTCGCGAAAAACTTTTGCGATTTGAACCATATTATAGCGATTTTCGGTATCACAAGGGCCAGCAAGATAGATTTTCATAATTACTCCTTCCAAATTTCATTTAAAACAGTATAAAGAACTTCTCCAAGTAAATAACATCTTATTGTACAATCTAAATATCTAGCTAAATCACCATCATGATAGTGCTGTAAAAGAGTTTTCATATCTACACAAAACTCTTCACAAGCCTCCATCATTAAATCAAGATTATAAGCAAGATAAGATTCACAATAAATTTCTGTATTATAATAATTACCGCCATTACCTGTAATAGAATTTTCTGCCCACAACTCGTTATATAGATAATCTTCAAGGTCGGTACGAAATTCCCAATCTTCCAATGTAATGTTAGAATCAATATAATTTAATATATCTTTCTTCATTGCTGTTCTATATTCATATGCCACCGTCATTTACCTCTATTATTTGTTCTTGATTAAGTAGCCATTCCATTAATTCGTAAGTATCACTAATCCAACAAGATTGGATAGCATGTCCTTTATTTTTAACACAAGTTAATATGGCATTACCACCCAAAGCGTCTAGTCTATTTTTAATCGTGCGTGAATACTGTCCATATTTGCCTTCTTTTTGTCCATAAAAAATCCAGATTGGTATATCTTTAATTGGCTTTAATTGCTTTTGTGTATATACTTTGCAAGGTGAAAGCGAAGCCGCGGCAGAAAAATAGTCTGGATATTTTAATAGCATGTCAAACACCCCGGCCCCACCAAGACTATGACCAGTAATAGAAATACGATTAATATCACATTTATATTCTGTGGCAATATGGTCTATTAGTTTCTTCAATGCTACTGCGGACATACCCCAACTGCTTGTTGGTAATTGCGGCATAAGCACAATAGCATTTGGTTTTATTAATCCTTTTTTTAGGGATATATAAGGTTCACGAGCCTTGAGTTTAGATAACTTACTTCCAACTTCGCCAGAACCGTGTAATACTGTGATTAATGGAAGGTCTTCTTCTTCTGAAGGAATATATAATATATATTTAAATTTGCTATAAACGCCTTCTTTTAACATTATCCTATCAACTCCCATCTACCATCAGGCATAATTTCAAGTATGTCTTGGTAGAGAATATTAAATCTTTGATCGTCATAACAACGGTCAACATGATAATGACCCATATACCACTTATTAAAAGTGGTAGTCATTCTTACAAACTTTTCAAGAAAGTTAGTAATATCATCGTGCGCATTTTCATAAGGAAAAAGCTTATCCACAATATAGTTTGGGCCACAATGAGTAATTATATTGTCAACTTGGAAGCTATGCGCGCGAAGGTTGTTCGCTGCATAATCCATTTCATCCCATGAAGGTATTTCTTGCGGCCACCATGACCTTCCTTCTTTACGATAAACTTTATCTATTGAAGTGGCACCACCCATACAGAAAAAAGTTTGATTATTAATAGTGAAAATTTCACCATTTTCTACATACATTACATGCGGTCGCACTCTACGAACTTTCGCACCATGCCACTCGGTAATTGGAATCGCGCGAAGAAGATCATAATTCTCGTGGTTGCCAAGAACAGAAATTACTGTATAAGGTCTATCTTCAAGCCAATCACACCAATACTTAACTTCATTTGAGTCATTCCAAGTGAGTCCAGCATCACCACAAATAATGAGTGTATCTTCTTTATCAAGTTCGCGTGAGGAAGGCCAATTTTTAAAACTCAATTTTTTAATATCAATATTCAAATGAAGGTCACCAGTAATGAAGATTCTATTCATTTTAATCTTCCTTTCCTCGATTATAAATGTCGTCTCCGCCATAATAACGTGATTCCGCGCAACCTTCGTTAGCAAAATTAAAAGAACATCCATAAAAATTAATTATAGTACCAGTAGTTTCGAACTGTTCCTTAATTACTTTTTTAATTTCTTCTTCTATATTCATAATATTTTCTGCCATGTTATCTCTCCCATGAATATTTTTCAAATTTCTTTGGTTCTTCATTATACCATTTCTTACGAGCGCCACAATGAGGGCAATATGGATAAATATATTTTATTTTTGATTTCCAATAACCTTCTTCATCTTTTTCATATGAAGAACAAGCATATTGAAAACCGCATTTACAGTGGGCATAAATTGCGGTATCCGCATAATATCTACGCATTTCCCACCAATGGTCAGTTCCTCGTTTCATTTTCATTTACTGTCATACTGAAACCCGCGGTTTCTAGTCCATAAAATTTGTTGAGTAAATTAATACAAACAGAATCAATATTATCAATAAATACATTTTTACCTAATGAAAAATTATCATTATCTAAATCGCCAAAACCAATAATTTCTAAATCTCTATATCCGAGACTTTTTGCTTTTTCTCGTAAAGCGCGAGAATTGGATGTAAGAATTATGCCATTGTTTTCTTTTGCGGCTTTAAATAGTTTTGTGGTTTTGCCGCTACCACGAGGTCCAACAATGTTAATCATCTTCTAATTCCTCCACTGTATAGACATCAGTGTATTTTGTATGTTCTATGATTTTATAATTATCATAGATTTCATTTATGGACGTATTATCATTTACTCTTATAATATATTGTTTGCGACCAGTATCTACTTTAGGCTCGGTAATGGTAAGAATAAGACCAATTAAAAAGATTAATGCTCCAATAGCAAAAAAACAAAGTAATACTATCGAGCTTGTTTCATATCCACTACTATATAATAATCCTTGTAAAACTAAACATATAACCGCTCCTATTAAACCATATAACATAAAATTTAGATAATTTCCTGGCACTTCCATAATAGGAATTGTTTCAAGTATTGTCATCTGTATAATCTCCTTCAATTATATAAATTTCTTTTGTTTCATAGGGTTTTTCTTTTACTGTATAATTAGGACCAAGTTCTTTCCATGCGTTATCATCAGTTATTTCAATTGTGTATTCAATTTTAGATGGATGATTTAAAATGGTTTTGCTATCTTCAATAAAAGTTAAAGCGATACAGATAATAAATAAAGCAAAGAAAATCCAACAAAGTGGACCAGCCCATTCTTCCATCTCACCTAACCACAACATGGCAAAGAAAAAAGCAAGACACATCATAATGACCCATGCGGCAATACCATACCAAACTGGACTAAAAATTACATGTTGAGAAAGAATACATACTCCTTGAATATTCATTTTATTTCTCCTTTTTCTTTATTATAGCATAGTTTTTGAATTGTGTCAAATTATAAAAATATAATGTTTATTTTTCATAACAAAAATTTTCCATATCTTTAATTAATTTTAATGAAGGTGCAGTTCGTTTATTTATAACTTTATTTAAATGAGAGCGGGTAATTTCTAATCTATCCGCGGCTTCTTGTTGACTCATTCCTATGTTTTTTAATTTTTGTTTGAAATCTGTAAATAATTTATTTAGTATATCCTCTGCTTGTGTCATTTAATCACACACCTCCGCCGTAAGAAATAATCCTATCATAAGATAGGTATTATTTCTAATTTATTTCTTAAACATTTTATTCCACTCTCGTCTAGAAATTTGATTTCCTCTTCTTAGCATATATCGTGCTCTAGCGTAATTCTTTTTTCTTACTCTGTGTTTTTTGTGCCAGCAAGCACGTTGATAGGTTTTATTAAACATGATAATTGTTTTCATATATTGTTCGTTAAGTTGCATTAGTCTACTTCCTCTTCATCTATAGGCATCCAACCATCCCAAGTTTGTATGGCTGGATACCAAGCCTCTCCATTAAAAAGATAACCTTCAACTCTATATTCAGTCTTTTCTTCACACCATATCATTCCATCATCATTTAAATGAAAATTACGAATATCGGGATGTTTTTGTTTGAATATATAGACATCTGCGGACGTAGGGCACCATTCATGAATGTCATTCCAGCAAGTTTTATAAATGGAACCGATGGGATGATTTTTTTGGAGTTCTTCTAAAGTTTGATACATAATTAATTATCCTTTCTTTTTTTCTAAAATAAGTATAGCATAATTTTATATAGAAGGTAAAGAAGGTAGTTATGCTACATTCTCTTCCTTCAAAATCATATTTAGTGCGATTCCAACAATCATAGCTAATGCAGTAGTTCCGAATGAAATAATACCGAAATTACATACTACACCAGATACACCAAGTGTTAGAATAGAAGCAAGAATAATTACATTTTTATTATTATTTAAATCAATTCCACTGTCCTTAATTGTGCGGATACCAGACAATGTAATATATCCGTAAAGAATTGCCGCACATCCACCAAAGATACAGCTTGGAATTGAAACTAGAAAAGCCTGAAGTGGTCCAAAGAAACCAGCAATAGCCATAATAATTGCGGCCAAACGAATTACATGCTTAGAACAAATCTTACTAAATCCAGTTGTTCCTACACTTTCACCATAAGAAGTGTTTGGCAGCGCACCAATAAAACAGCCAACAGTAGAAGCAATACCATCACCAATGACTGTATTACCAAGACCAGGATACTTAGTTAAATCAGTGCCAATTACAGCACTTAAAGCTTTATGGTCAGAAATATGCTCTGAAAAAGTAACTAGTGAAAGCGGTAGAAATAGTAGTAGAATCTGTGGTAGTAGTTTCCAATTAAATGTGGCAAAATCAATATGGAAGAAACTAAAATCAGGCATCGCGAACAAATGAACATTGTTAAATGCAGAGAAATCTACAAGAGGAACATGATGAATTGCGGTTGTAATACTCGCAATTACATACACAATTAAAATAGCAAATAAGAAGGGTAAATTCTTAATAAAACCTTTACCATAATGAGAGATTAAAGCGGTAATTGCCAAAGTAAGCATACCAAATCCGAATCCAATTAAACTATATTGTCCATTAACTTGAAAATAAGTTGGGAGGAAAGTAGCCAAATTTAAACCAATTACAGCTACAACAGGGCCAATTACAACTGGTGGTAATAACTTATTAATCCAGTCAGTTCCAAAATGATTAATAATACCGCCAATAATACAATAAACAATACCCACAATAATACCACCAATAGCAACGGCAGTAAAATTAGGAGCGGTTCCGAGTGCCAACGCGCCCATAACCGCAGCGACAAAAGCGCCAGAAGAACTAATAAACATTGGACTTTGTGAACGTGTAAAGAATTGATAAACCAAAGTGCCTATGCCTGCGCCTACCATTGCCGGAGCAATAGGCACACCGCAAATTTGTGGAATAAGAATTGTAGCTACGAAACAAGCAATTACTTGCTGTAAAGCTGCGACGATTAGTCGCTTTGTTGGAAGACGGTCATTAATATTGTAAAGCATATCATTCATTAAAATTCATTCTCCTTTTCCTTAATAAAAGCAATAGCGTCTTCAATATTAGATACTAAAATGCCACCTTGTTTAATTAAACCAGTTACATATAAGTTTTGATAACTATATTGCTGTTCTCCAAGCGCGGCGGCACCACCAATATTTTTAGCTTCACTATGAGTTAAATACATTTGACGATTATCTGTGCAGATACCTACAATATATTTATGGTCGCCACGTTCAATCTTCTCGTGAAATTTACCGATTTCTGCACAAGTTCCAGCAGGAAGAATATCGCCATCAATACAAGCAACGAGAATATCAGTGTTATTTAATCTAATGTTATCACCATTAGCAATTTCTTGTGAGCCAGCGAATTTCTTTTTACCTTCTGCTCCATTGATTTCAGTATTTTCAATAGGGCTATATAAATCTACGTTAGGTATTGCCGCACGAATTTTTGCGGCCCACTCCGTGTTTCGCAGAACATCACCGTGATAAAATATTGAACCCGCTAAATAAATTTTCATACTAAACCTCCAATTTAGATAAAAAATTTTCTAATTCTTGTAAATTAATTTGATTATTATTATAAAATAAATGTAAAATTGGAATATTATACTTTTGAGAGTATTTTTCTTTCAATTCACTATTTTCTTCTACTCCTTGATTATGCCAAGGGTTATTTTTATCATAGTGTTGAACTCCATCTACTTCAATAAAACCAATCGGTAAATTATTTTTTATAATAGCGAAATCAATTCTTGCTGAACTTTTAGGAATATTCCGTAAATTACCTAAATTATACTCTGATTGATATTCAATATTATGCTCTATTAAATATTGTTTAACGAGTAATTCTCCATAAGATTTTAGACACCCACAAGAGTGTGTTTGACCACTAAGTAAATTATTGCTAGTGGCGTGTTTAATATTACCGCATTTACACTTACATTCCCATAAAACAGTATGACCATATGTGCCTAATGATTTTATAACAGTTAAATTACCAAATTGTTGACCAGTTAAATCTGCTCGTGTTCTTTTAGAAGTAACTTCTTTTTGTAAGCAACCACAACTACGAGTCCATCCATTACGAATTTTAGTTCCTGCCGCACTAAAAATTGTTCCACAATCACATTTACAAACCCATTTTGTAATTTTTGTTTTATTGTTTAAATCTTTTTCAAGAACTGTAATTCGGCTTTCTGGGACACCGTGTTCTTTCATCACCCAACCAGTCATATCAATTAATTTCATACAATCACCTCATATAAATTGAAGTTTCCTTCTACTTATTGGTGATAGTGCCAAAGAGAAATTATTATAATTTTTTCTTTGGTAAAATGCTAATCTAAAGTCTCAAAATACCAATGTTTTTCTTTTTCAGTGCCATGAGCTTCAAGCCAATTCCATTCTAAATCATTATACTTATAATAAAGATTTGAATAGATTTTAGAAAGTTCTTCATTTCCTTTATCATACCAATACCAGCATTTATGATTTAAAACGGTTACAAACGCAGCCATTGCTTGAACATCATCACAATAAGTCTCATAGGTTTGAGTGGCCCATTCTTCAAGATAATCTTCATTTAGACCCGATAGGACCCAAAACTTTAGCTTGAGTTCCTCAAAATGATTATTCATATTTTGCTCCTTTTTTCTTTTATTATACCATAAAATCTGAAAAAAGTCAAAAATAAAAGAGGGAGATTTCTCTCCCTCTTAATCTAATAAACCTGCCATTTCAGCAACTTTACTACGTTCTGTTTTAATTAAATCAATACAACCGAACATTGGCTGTCCAACTAATTTATTTTGCATAGCTTTAATTCCGTTATCCTTTTCAAAAATTTCTTTATCTACTTGTCCGTGATAGTCACCGTTAATAATAATTTCAGACCCCTCACCAAGACGAGAGATTAGTAATTTTATTTGAGAACTTGTTAGGTTTTGTCCTTCAGTAACATAAATAATCGCATTTTCCCAACTACGACCGCGGCAGAATCCTAGGTTTACAGCTTCTATTTGGTCTTGGGAAGTAAAGATTTCAAGTGCTTCATCGCCACCAAGAATATCTTTTATTGGGCCAAGCCCCCAACCAATTTTTTGCTCTATGTCATTTGGTAGAAATCCAATTTGTGGTGTGTCTTTTAAATCAATTAGGTTACGAACAAAGACCAGTTTATTCTTTTTACCTTTTTCAATTAGATTAAGCGCATGAATAAGAGTACAATAATCTTTTCCACTTCCATAAACGCCAGTAATAAGTTTGATAGGAATATTTGGATTTTGTAGTAAATCAAACATCATTTTTTGATTTAAATTGCGCGGTGATACCTTTATACTTAGTGTTTTATTTTCAATATTTGTATAACGCAATCTTTGATATGACTTACCATCCCATCGTAAAATGTCTGCTAAATTGCCTTCCTTATCAAATATTTCACAATATTCATTTACTTTGGCATTAAGTACATTTTGATTTAAACCTTCAGAATATAATGCTACAAGTTCATCATCAGTTGGATAATATTTTCCATATCCGCAATAAAATGCCTCTTTAATTTGTTCTTTTTCTGGCTCATTTAGATATGTAATTTTCTGTAAATCTAAATAACGAGCCATTTCATATAATGCGCCATCACTTGTTATGAAGTTTACGTGTGCCTTCTTTCTGTTAAGAATAACTGCTTCACATAATAAATAATGGTCATTAATATTCATTAGAAATGGATATTCTTTGAAAATTTTATCTATCTGTTTTTGCGAAATAGGTAGAACTTTTACTTTTTCACTAGAAAGTATTGCGCGAACAGCTTGTCGTGCTTTATATTTAAGACTGTCATCTTTATGAATAGATGTTTTTATATTTTCTAATTCTGCGATAGCTAATGGACTAATGTAGACATTATCATATAAATCTAATGCTCCATTTAGTATAGCAGAAGTATCAAGAAAATTAATCACATTATCACGCCCCAATAATTTCATCTATTAATCCATATTGTAGCATTTCTTCTGCGGTGAGATACCACTGCTTTCTATGATGCGCGGCATATAGTTCTTCGGAGATATTAGTATTTTTAACCACATAGTCGCGGATTTTATTATCTACCGCGCGATTAAAATCAATAACATCATCTACCGAAGTTGATTCGCCGCCAACATAAGTTTGGCCGCTATGGAATAAAGCAAATGAAAAGGGGTATGCCTTTTTGGTAATGTTAGGATTATTATTTCCGGAGCATAGAATAATTGTTCCCATACTACATGAATAAGAAGGAACAATAATTTCTAATGGGTGCTTATAATTATCTATTACATTACAAAGCATTAATCCATCTGCTACGGAACCACCAGGAGTGTTTAGAATAAGGGTAATGGGAGTCTTATCTTCATCATCCTCAAAATCCTTTAATGGAAGAACTACTGTTTCTAAAATACTTTCATCAATTTCTGAATTTAAAATAATAGTTCTTTTCTTTAAAAGTTGATTAAAATATTGATACATTACTGGGTCCAAAGTGCTAACTTCATTAGCAAAACCCAAAAATTCTAGGTCGCTCATTTAATCCTCCTCGTTGTCGGAGGGACAACTTATTTATTTATATTAAGAAAGAATTTTTGATAGAGTGCAATCTTTTGGATCTATATCATTCTTTCTAATACTCTTTATATAAGGGTGGCGAATTGAGATACCAGTTCCATCACTTTCCGCTTGAGCTGTGGAAACCATCATTCCGCCAATAGTTAATGGACACATATACCATTCATCAAAATTGTCACGCAGTTCGGTTTTAAAATCTTCTGTAAGACCAGCGACTTTGCATAGTGGAATGATATTACCATTATCATCATATACGCTAGTATAAATTGCGCCGGGCCATCCATAGAAATAACCTTTTGATACTGGGCGAATGGCTCGTCCATTACGATATTCGCCATATAGTTCACCGGTCAGTTTTTCACCGCTACGTTCATCTTCCCACAGATTCCAAGAACCAATATCTTTGCCAGTGTAATCTCGTACTGCTGGTTCAATGCCTGTAATAAAACAATCAACATCAGCAGAAATCTCTTGCTTTACCTTACAGGTTTCCCAAGCAGAAGGACCGCGTTTCCCTGGAATGTAAATGGAAGAACGTTTATAGCATACAGCGCCTTCGCCGCCGTCCATAAAAATATTATTTAAATCATCAAAGAAATCTTCATCCATATAGTGATAATCAATTCCAGTTACTAATGGGCTATTAATCATTCTAACTACTTCAGGAATGAGTTTTACGCGCTCTTCAACGCCGCAATTCATCATATCCTTACCATTAAGAGCAAGAATATCAAAAATGCGCCATTCTAGTTTCTTATCTTTTTGTCGTGCCAATGCTTTTGAATCAAGACAACGAAGAATGGAGCCGACATCTTTATCAATACCACCAGGAAGATAAACTTCACCAAGTATAACAGTAGTATCAGTAAATGCTTTTACTACATCTTCCCAAAAGAAAACTTTATTTTGAATTTCGCCATAAGTTCCAGTTTTCTTACTAATGCCGCGAGTTTGAAGAGCATTACGATCAGGTGTAATAACAGCGCGAGACCAATTGCCATCGTACTTACGGCTCCATATGTATTGGCCGCTGGCAATCATTTGTTCCAAGTGTTGGCGTTTAACCGTTGGAGACATAGAGCTTGCGGGCGCCCAATAACGCATTGGTTCACTAGTGAAATAATCAATCATAAAAATGCTCCTCTTTCATAATTTCGTCTACGCTGCCCTCCAGATCTTCAAGCCCTCTACAATTTTCTATAATCCAATTAAATGCGAAATTATCAAGTTCACATTCACTTATATGAATTAGTTGCTCTCCTGTCATATTTGGATTAATAAATAACTCATCATTTACATAACGATTTACACGAATTGTAATAGTTTCATTATTCTGAATGGCCGCGTAATCGTATACTACTTCATATTCATTTACAAATCGCCAATCAGGAATTAAAATACAATCAAAGAAACTATGCTCTGGAATTGTATAGGCATCAATAAACTTTCCAATTATTTCAGCCCAATAAGTTGGGTAGCGGCCGCGCATAACTGTTGTACCAATCTCTTGTAGTAAACTGCGACCAGCTTCGTCTTTTTCACCATTCCAATTAAAATATTGAGTTGCGTAATACTTAACTAAATCAGCAAAGTGCATTACGAGAACACGTTTTCCACAGTTCTCTAACTTTTCTTTCATAATGTTTGCCACAGTATCTTTACCTGACATACTTTTTCCACTAATCATTACTACTTTCATTTCTCAATTGCTCCAATCTTAATCTAAAATAAAAGTCTACAAACTCTTTTTCTTCTTCTGTTTGACAAGAGTTTGCGAAATTAGAAACCATTTTTACGCCCTCAAAAGGATTGGATTGCTGTAATGCCAAATCAACCCAATTTTTTGCTAAATCTCTAATGTAGCCTGGAACATTAGGAAATAATTCAATCATTGTTTTGCTGTTCTTGAAGTTTCTTTATAGCATCAAAAAATGCTTGAACTTCTTCTTTGGAAGTAAGAATAATTTTTTGCACTGGGACGGAAGCCTGACGTTCATCATCTTCTGGCATTTCAAAGATGTAATATCTTTCTGGCTCTGGCTCTCCGTAATCTACTGAGTAAGAAACTCGGCTACACAGGCATTTTCCGGTTTTCTTACTATATATTTTTGCCGCAACATGAGTTGTTCCTATTTCTTCAATTTTTACATCGCGGCATTCAGGCTTTATTTGGTTTACAAAGCCTTTGTAATCCTCCCTTGTAACTTCATAAATACTATTATCCATATTAACCTCGCCAATGTATTCTTAGTATTTCTGCTTCTAATTGTGCGAGTTTATCGCATCGTTCATTCCAGTAATTTCCGGCGTGTCCTGCTACCTTGCGGAAGTCATACCAAAAATTATCAAAGAAAGGAATAATTTCTTGCCATAAATCTTGATTTGCGACAGGCTGATTTTTAGAGTTTTGCCAGCCATTAGTTCGCCAGCTTACATACCATTCTTGTTTATAGCAATTAATAGCATAAGCAGAATCACTATAAATAATTACTTTTTCTCCTTTTTGTCGGATACCCTGGGCATATTTTAGTGCTTCAAGAATAGCAAGTAATTCCATTCGTTGATTTGTTGTCATAGCAACACTTCCGGATTTATGATAAAAATCATTTCCTTCGCGCAACGCATAAAAGGCCCAGCCTCCAAAAGTTGAGCGTTGTCCCATCTTTTTAAGTGAACCATCTGTATAAATTTCGAGTGGTATTAGCTTTTCTTTACTTCGTTTTTCCACAGAATATCCTCCTTGCCTTCTTTATATTATTATACAATAAAATAAAAAAAAAGTCAAGGAAGAGGCTTTAAGCCTCTTCCTCATCTTCATACATTTCTAATTCTGGTAGACCAGCGATACTAGTTAGTAGACTTAAAATACCTGCCAATAAAGATGCTGATGCAACTACTGGCCAATTTACTTCAGACATAATCGCACTTGTGCTAATAGTTGCTACTGCGGTTTGTGCTACTGTTTTTAGTGCGCGGACACCAGCGGCCGCGATCCAATGTTTAAAGTTCTTCATGATAATCCCTCCCTATTTTCTAAGAAATCGTTTTTACGAATACGTTCAGCATATAGTTCTTTAATATAATCATATTCAGCTTCAAATTCACCATTGCTATCATTGGTTTGTTCTAATAATTGAATATATTTATGATTTAATTTATCTATATGACGATATTCATCGCGAGTGTGTTTTCTGCCATTATGACATGAATTGGCAAAGTCTAAAATTTCCCAGCGTATACGGTCTTTTTCATTTGTTACTACTTCTTGATTGATGTTGTTTATATCAGTTTTAAGAGTATCAACTGATTGGACTAATCCATCAATTTTATTTACTTTTTCAATTAGCCCATCAATTTTAGTGCACGCATCACCGGTAATTAATTTACCAATCCATTTTAATAAGGCAGACCAAGGATTTATTTTTATGGGAGCTATTTGAATAAATAAAGAACCAAATAACACAATTTGCCATAAGTTATTACCTATCCAGCTCCATATTTGTTGGGCTTGTGTTCCCATTGGTCTTCCCCTCCCTCCATGAAAAGAATAAATGAGATTTCGTTTCTCATGAGATATGTGGTTGGTGTAAGAAATAATTTGAATAAAATGTTTAGTTATGAAGTTAATATTGTATTTACTAACCCCATAAAATTAGTTAGAAATTGTACATGCATTTTAACGCTTGCTTGTGCTATTTTAGAAAGTTCATCCCATTTGCTTAAAGTCATATGATTATAAGTACCAGGTGGATAATAAGAATCTGGATTAATAAACCCATCAATTTCTATTTTTGCTCCATAGTTACCATTACTATAAACTTGGTGTTGCGTTTCCTCATCTAGTATATGGTATATTTTATTTAATTTATCATATGTTAATTGAAGTACTAAGGAAAGTGGATAATATCCCCCATCTAATGAAAATAAGTGTAGTCTTGTCACTGATGATTGAGATTTTGGTATATCTTCTATCATTTTTTGTGTTATTTCATTGGCTATATTTTGTTGATCATCAAATAATAATATAACTGCAAAGGCGGATAAATAATTTTGTAAACTTTTTTTTAAATGAGCGCCTATTAGTCCAGGTCCACAGTTAATTGCAGCGGTAATGAGCCACTGTGCGTCTGATTCGGTTATTAATCCACCATCTTGTAAGGCAGCAATTTTGTTGATTTGATCAGTTATATTGGCACCTAACGAGCCGCCCGTAAAATCGGTTTTTCTATCTTTACCAGTGCCGACATAAAGAGAAGTATAATTTTTAGTTGAATCTTCAATTAAAAAGCATTTAAGTAAAATTTGATATTTTTCATTTAATTCATTTAATAATTGTTGAATAATATCTGCTCTTTCATTCCAATTTTTTTGTTGTTGTGTATAATATTCAGTTGTATTATCTTTTTTTAATGTTTCATTTAGAGCGGTTAATTCATCCCGTATTGCTTGTTTAGCTATTTTAATATCTTCTAACATTTCTTGCGTTTGTATTTTATTATTATAATCTATAGTAAGCCATGCTACTGTATTATCAGGTTTAGCATTTATATTACCAGTGTTTCGTCCAGCAATTGCTCCTGCGGCCAGTTGTCGTAATAGAGAAGAAATTTCTGCTAAAGTAGAAGTTTTTTTTACTAATTTTATTGTAGGACTATAATTATTTTTTTTATTCATTGCTTTTAAATTATTAATTGCAATGTCAGTATTATTTTCATTTATCATTTTTAAATGTATAAATTGAGAAGGTTGTTGAATAGATAGATCATCTAATTTATAGTTTGAAGCTAAATCCTTAGTATAAAAGGGTAAATTTCTTGCATTATTAAATATAGTATTGATTTGATTAGTTAGATGTTTATTTTCTTTAAAAAAAGTTTCAAATTTTTCTGTAAATTGAGCGGCAATATCTGTCTTATTTTTGGGTAATTCTAATGATTTATCATTTAGTAGTTTGTTATAAAAAATTTCAATTAAAATTTCACTAATTGCCATAATTAATCCATTAGCTTCATTTACATTTATTTCAATATCAAGACTATTGTTAGCAACAAAAACATTAATTAATTGTGAACCATATTCTTTATATATAAGTTCTACTATTGTTTTTCCAACAATATTGTTACTACCACTTAAATACTTAGCCACATCTGAAAGAGCTTGACTAGTATATTCTAAAACATCTAACCTTTTTCTACGATATACGGTTAATTCTTTTCCTTCTTTAGTAACTATATCTTTACCTTGTAAAGCCGCATTATTTTTTAAACGTTCAAGTTCGTTTTCTAATCGTTTAACACCCTCTTGTCCAAAATCAAGTTGTTCTTGAAAAAACTGTACAAAAGTTGACCAGTCTTCTCCTAAAGATGGCGGAGTAAGACCGGATTCTTTATTAATGTATTCTAAAAATTGAGATTCTTTTGCTCGTTCATTTTCAATTACTTTAGCTAAAAAATTCATTGCCGTATGTATTGATAAATTACCACGTCCTAGTCGGGATGAATTTTCTATTCCATTGCTAGGTATACCGCTAATATAATTAGACATGGCTTGTGCGAAATTACTGCCACCCCAATCATTATCTAAAACTGATTGAGAAACAACATATACGCCTACTTGTTTTGGATATCTCAATTCTAATGTTGTTTTTAAACCAGTTAAATAGTTGCCCATAATTTTACACCCCACATACAAAAAATTCGCCCGCAAACGCGGGCGTTCTTCATAATATAAGTATTAAGTTTACATCAAATCTATTCTATTATCTCTCAAAGAAATACTTTAATAGAATACTTTCATCACCAGGTAGCTGACAAAAAACCTCATATTCATCACCATGGGTATCTGCTAGTCTAGCCAACCCAAGATATTCTGAAAGTGTACTCTTTAAGTTAAACTCTTCACTACCATCATTCTTTACGAGAAAAACATCACCAGTACAACTACGTACTGCCGCCTTAAATGCTTCCAAATCCTTAATATTCTTTAAAAACTTACTCATTCTATTACATCCCTCACAATTCGTTCATAATGTACTGGATCGATTCTCTTGTAATCAGACCACTTTACTAAGTTTTCAACGGTTTCTGGCTTGTCAAAATCATATTCTTTGCGCCAGCCACCCCAATCATAAAACTTATCAAAGCTACGGAAAAGAAAATGTCCTTCAACAAGGTCGTACCAAATTTCTCCCTTAAAACGCATTTTTAGAATGCGTGCGAAGTAGTAACAATTTTCTTCTAGCCAATCACAGTCTGATTGAAAACGACGATTAATAAATTCCTCTATCTTATCCATTCCGAATACCTCCTAGAATAATTACTAGACGCTATAAAAAATAAAAAATGGCATTGTATTTTAATTGCTGTAGTACAATAAAAAAGCGTCTAAAATGGCAGCCCGGGTTGGGGTTGAACCAACACGCCGTGGGTCAAAGCCACGTGTCCTGCCGCTAGACTACCGGGCTATATTGGAGCGCCATATGGGACTCGAACCCACAACCT